AAACGAAGAAGCAATTATTTGCGAGAAAAGTTTTCCTTCAGTTAATTTTGAACTAGATAGATTGGCTTTTATGTTTATATAATCTCCCTTATTCATGCCGCTTCCGAATCTCGTATCACAGATTATAACCTTCTTCGTTCCGTTGACTGGTCCATCTTCGATTAAATCTTCCTGTGTTTTATTTTTCAATATGCTAAAACTACTACAAAGCCATAATATACGATCCGACCCAGAAATAACTTCAGAACCTTCACGCTCTACTCCATCTCTATTAAGTTGCACAGTTGCAAAAATTGGAATATTAAATTTAAGAGCAAAATTGTGTAAGGAGGTCATTAAAAATCCAAGTAGCTGAGTTTCTTGAATATTTCCTTTTAAATCGTCGGCTGACATTAACTTTAGGTAGTCAAAAATTATAAGACAGGGATTTGTCATCCCATTATCCGCCATACCAACATCTTTGATAATCCATCGTCTACACAAAGACAGGATAGCTTCTGTAGATAATCCAGCTATAGAAGAATGTGTAATTGGAAAATTTTTAATAGATTCTTTACATGACCAAACAGCTTCTTTTTCTTCGTCGATTGTAGAAAACTTACCGCTTTCGATTCTCAGGCATTCCACGCCGGTCACTAGGCTAATAAATCTATTCATTTGAATTTGTTGTGATAATTCTGTATCTAAATATAATATTGGGATTCCGAGTTCTGCCATGTTTTTGGCTATATTCAAACATAAAAAGGATTTTCCAATTTTACTTCTAGCGCCAATAACATTAACTGTTCCTCGTCTTAATCCCCCACCTATACATTGATCATAATTGGTAAAGCCCGTAGATAATCCAACACTATCCGTAGGATTTTCCGATACAGCGATTAAACTTGCTTCAAATCCATCACAAATATGAACAACATTTTTGCTGTTGTTGCTTAATTTATTGGTAAATTCAAATATAGGTTCTTCAATATTCTTTATGATATCGTCAATTTTCTCACTACCATTTATTGTTTTTAGATTCTCAAGAATGCCCTCTATACATTTACTTCCTTGTCTTGCTAATGATAATTTATAAACACATGTAGCTATTGATTTAGTATTTTCAAATGTCGGTGATCCATCAAACAATGCTTCTAAATATTCATATTCCTTGCTGTTGTCTTCAAATTTATCATAACCTATGAATTTTGCGCCAGCGATAATAACTGGAATATCAAATTTTTCCGTATTTTTATCATGAACTAAATATTTAATTATGGCAAATATTTTTTGATTAATAGACCAATAAAAATCTTTTGTATCTAGAATTTCTTCTATATCTATAAAAAGATCTGAGCCGTGATTAAAAATTCCAGAAAGAACGGATCTTTCCATTCCTGAATCAGTAATAATCTTATTATCCAACATGGCACCATAGTTTCTTTAATTTAATATATGAAATAGTTCTATGATTTACATGAAATATTTTTGCTATTTCTTTTTGTGTTAAATAATTCGTTCTTAATAGGTATTTTATAATTCGGACTTGTTTTTCATTTAATTTTGCCCCTGGATTTTTTGACCCAAATTGATAGGTGCCATGAAATTTTTTATCTTGTTCGTTATCCGAACGTGTACCCCAAACAAGATTTTCTATTTTATTATTTAATTTATTTCCATCTAAATGTCTACACACCATTCCAGGTGGACATAAACCAATAAATGCTTCGAGCATCAATTGGTGAATAGAAAAAAGTTTTCTATTATTGCTTTTATATAAACTCATATATAAATATCCATTTTTATTTTTTCTAGGTATTAAAATTCTTTCTTTACTACATCTATATCCAGCAAGTCTTTTAACTTCATTTAAATTAGAGATTTCATAAAATCCTTCATAATTGATAATAGGTTTCCATATTTCGTTTATACTTTTATCTACCACCGCGAATAGACCCCCTCAAACACATACTGCATTTCTGACCCATCTCAGTAATTGGCTGTTCATAACTATCAAATTCTTTTTCACATTGAGAGCATATTACTTTGAATTTTTGTGCCGGTGGTCGTTTATCTTTATTTATTTTTCTTGATTCATTTTCTTGAATTTCTTTTTGGGTAACTTCTTCGGTTAGTGGAATAGATTTATTTCCAAAATGTCCCATGGAAAGTGACTTTGGCGCACGTGAAGATTCTCTTTTAGGTGGAACCATATTGCCATTTTCATCCAGGGTAACAAATGGGCCAATTATTGATTTTTGTTTTTTTATTTTTTTGCTAGACGTAGTGGTTATATGCCTATATTTATCCATTAGTTCGTCTACTTCCTTGATTAATTGATTTGTCTTTGCCAATTCTAGGTCAATATCTATGTTTTCACCAAGGATATTTTCTCCGGTTAATGCAAAATATGCTGCTTCTATTTCTTTCCAATTTCTTGACTGGATTCCATTTTTAATCAATTCTATCGGGTTACTCATTATTTATTCTCCAAATTTCGTTGTCTGGAAATTGCCTGTATAGCTTGACAAAAAAACTCAATGCGTCTCGACAAATACGATATTCTACTTAATCTTAATTCTACTCGTTGTGATAACCTACTTGCCCTACTTTTGTCTTCACCAAATAATTTAGCATTAATATTGCGGACCCATTTCAAAAATGAATCACATTCGTTTGTCTTTTTCTGTAAGAAAATTAGGTATTGAGAAAGCATGAAAGCATATTCACATAAAACCATCGTCTCTTCTTTTCTTATATCTTCTGTTGTTAAATCTAATATTTTTTCTATTTTACCCCTATCTGGTTCCTTAAAGGAAAGGCATAGCGACTTTTCCCATAGTGCGATATCATCGTTATATTTTTTGTATTCTTGGTCAAAAATTTCAGTTGTCATAAATTTCAATCAATTTAAAATTATTGCGCAAACAGAAATTGGACTTACGCTCATCTCGATTTATTTGATTATTAAAATCTATTCTTGTTTTATGGAAGAATTTAATATGGTTTAAATGCTGATGGCCCTGGACTTCGATTACAAGAAATCTTGAGGGAATAAATAGATCTAGATAAAATTTCTCTATAGGGATATATATTTCCTCATAAATATTATCATAGGCATATTCTTTTTTTAATTGTTCTTTAATTCTTGTTTGAAATTTTGATCTTTGATAAGTATCCTTCCATAGATATTTTTTTAAATTTATATTGATTTCTGATCCATTATATATCTTAATCATCATTTTAATTCTTATATTTTCTTACGGGATACTTTAATGCTTCTTCTATAGAATAACCATTTCTTTTCATTCTATTTCTAAGTGTTTGAGGATTTATTTTGTTTTGGTCAGCTATATCTTGAAAACATTGAACTTTTCCATTAAATATTTCTAGATGATTATTTCTTTTATTTCTACATTGTTGTTCCATTGTAGATAGTTTGCAATTATTTTTATCATAATCTCCATTATTGTCTATTCTATCAATGGTCAATCCATCTGGAATTTCTCCCATATCTTTTAAAAAATTTTGAAATCCATTTGGATTTTTATCAGACCACCTATAACAAACTTTTATTCCTCTTTCTCCATAATATTTATAATATTCGGTATCTTTGTTATTACATCTATTATTCATATTGTCCCATATACAATATGTCCTACCGTTACTATATCCATGTTTAAAATTATTTTTGCTATTTTTATATAAACAACCACAGCTTTTAGTAATATTGTGGATAATGGAATATTCTCTTAATTCTTTCTTATTACCGCAATCACACTTACAGAGCCAAATTCTTTGATAATATTTATCTGTATAGATATATTTAATAAAAGTTAATTTATTAAATTTCTGTCCAACCAAATCAACAAATTTTCTCATTATTTAGTTTCCGGCAATAGTATATCTCTTATTTCTTTATCAAATTTTTCGATATATTGTGGATTAATCTTAAAATATTCTCGCATCTTTTCAATGCCCTGCAATTTAATAGGATTGCCCTCCGCATCTAATATTGATGGAATTATATACCAACTTGCACTTTTTTGGATTAGTCCAAGATTCTCGCTATTAATTAAAATATCTTTTATTCTGTCAACGCCTTCCCCGAATCGCAAAGGCACGGAGCATGGCAAAAATGGCTTTCCAAGGGCAGAACAAATCACCGTTATCATAGCATCATGTCCAGCTGGGGCGTTTGTCTCCTGGTCTTTATCCCATTGTTTTGCCCAATTGCAATTCAACCATACCGAAGCCGCATAACCTATAGCCAGCCCACCCTTGGCCTCGAACTTTTTTGCCATAGGATCTCTGCTGGTTTGTAATTGCGAAATGAAAATAATAATACAGTCATTATCGTCGATTGTTTGTTGAATTTTTCTAAAGAAACTGGCAAGCAATTTAGGCGTTCCACTCATGTCCCGTGACTCGCCTAGCAATTCTGTCTGTTCGGCAAGCGTGCTTAACGCAGCAATGCTATCTACAACAATTACAGCTTTTCGATTTTCCTTTATTGTCGTTTCAATGACTCTAAGCCACTCCTCAGCACTCAGTACCTTGTCTTGTGTAGATTTTATAATGTTTAATTTTTCAGTATTTAATCCTTGGATAGTTTTCAAAAGGCTATGAGAACAGCGTCTCTCGATGTCCACATAAAAGGCGGGACGATCTGCGTCTATTGCATTCTTTAGAATTTCTAGGCAAATTGAAGTTTTCCCAACTTTGCTTTTGCCACTAATAAGGCAGGTAGCGCCATCAGGAATTCCCCCACTCAAACTAATATCGAGAGATAATACCGTCTTGAGAATATCCCTTTTCTTATCTAGTATTTTATCCGCCTTTTGGATGATCCCAACTCCGTAGGTGCGCTCCAAGAACTTATCAAAACTTTCATCCACAACTTTGTCTTTTGATTTTTTAGCCATTCTCTAGTTCTCTTAATTTTGAAAGTTTATTTTTTATTTTAGGCTCTATAAATTTCGTATTTTTTTCTGGCTCAACAATAGTTATAAAATCTAATTGTACTTTATTTACCCTTGTACTATATTCAGCATTATACATTTTTAGAAAAGTAGAAACTATCTTAGTAATCGTTTTTGTTGCCGAAAGTGATTTTATATTTAACTTTTTAATTATATTTATTAATATTTTTTGGGAGAACGATTCTTCTAAATCAAACTGAGAAAATTCACCGGGTAAATTATTATTTACAGTTGACTCTATTGCTTTTTTGAGATTTGAAAATCCGCGTATTTCTCTCGGATATTTCCCCGACCAATATTTATTTGATTTCCAAAATCTTGATATTAATTTAGGATCAATATTGAGGCACACAAGTTCTATGACATAATTACGAAAATCGATTTTCAATCCATTGGTTGTTGGTGAGTCAAAAGATTTTATCCCCATATTGATGTATCACCACTTCTTATTAAACGACCATTGGGCCAGTATCTATCTGGACAACAATCTGGACAAAAATTTCCATTTTTACACTTTTTGCCTTTACATTTTATTGCTTTATCTGGTGCTCCACAATAAGGACAAGATTTGTTTGCTGGGCATATTCCGCATTCACCTGTTATTATTTCCATTTCATTCATTTTAAATATTCTCTATCAAAAAGAAGCCACACCCATCCTTAGTCCTCTTTTCTTGTTGTATCACTTTCCCATTTGCGTTTAACCAGGTCATATAACAAAATTCGCCATCGTAGTGGCCAAAACATGTCGCATTTAATTCGGCCTTAGGGCCGAGGAAGGTTTTTATTTGTTTATAACCAAAACAATATCCCTTTTGGTTATCGGGCGTATTAAATATCTTGCCATTTACCTTCACCATATCCATTCCTATAATTTTTATTTCTGGTCTTGCTTTAAGAAAATCTTTTAATCGTATCCATGCATGTTGAGAACCATCTCTTTTATCCTGAAACACATTATCACCATTAGATAATTTAATAACAAAATAAAATGGCTCTGGATTTTCTGGTTTTATAAAAGATATCGAATCTTTATTATTCATTTAAAGCCCTCTGTGCTAAAATAAAATGTGTCCTATTTTTAGACCTTAAGAACGCAACATAATAATCATAACAAATTTGTTTACATTTTCTTAATTGGAAAAACATCCCGCCTCTTTCCCTATCTTTTTTGTTTAATATCTCACTAGAATCAAGCGGATTATATAGGTATCCTTCCTTGCCAACCATCACCCAATACGTATCGCCTATTTTTTGCGCCAGCCACGTTTGACTATTTACTTTTTGTTTATTCACATGGAAAGGAGATCCATTTATATCTATATTAATATTGTCTTCATTCATTTTAATCTTGCTCTAATAACCAAATCGAAATCTTTCGGATCTTCATCAATCTCAAATCCTATATTTTCTTGTCCCGCACCAATATAAAATTTCCCCCTGATTAATGTTTCTATGCCATTATTGCATTTTTCACAAATAATTAAAGTTTTCGTAAT